CGAACAGAAGGCAACAATAGCGAATAATATGATTGATGGTCGTATGAGTGATTATGAATCGTATTGTAAGAACGTCGGTATTGCCGAAGGCTTAAATCAAGCTGTGGAGATTATCGACGAAACATTAACTAAACTTGATAAGGAGGATGAATAATCATGTCTCATCCGCATGCAATAATAACTGATGAGGATTCTGAAAAGACAATCGGAACACATCAGTTGCCCCAGCCAATAGGTTGGAAAGTTTTGGTTCAACCGAACCCGAACAAAACAAAAACGAAAGGTGGCATCTTGCTCCCATCCCAAAGCCAAGAGAACCAAGAATATTTAACTGCTCACGGAAAAATATTAGCTACAGGTGAGTTGGCTTACAGAGATCGTGACACAGGAGATAGTTGGAAAGGTCATTGGCCAAAGTCTGGCGACCGAGTTACATACGGAAAGTATGCAGGTCAAAAGATTTTAATCAGTGGTGTGAAACTATTACTTTTAAACGATGATGAAATAACATCAATATTACCAGAGGGATCGGAGGTAACAGCTTATGTCGAATAATGAAGAAACCACCCAAGAGCAAGAGAATGCTCTAGCTGAAATCGAAAAAGAAGTTAAAGAAGTATCAGGCGACGAAAACTTTGAAATCGAAATAGCTGATGAAAAAGCTGAGGAGCCGAAGCAAGAAGCAGAAGCACCTAAGCAAGAGGACGAAGAACCAGAGTATGGTGACAAAGTCCAGAAAAGAATTAAAAAACTTGTAGACCAACGCAGGGAAGCAGAGTTGCAAACTGCTCAGGCTAACGAGCAAATGTCTCAATTGCAGGCTCGTCTTGATAGGCTTGAACAAGGCAACACCCATAGAGTTGAGAGTGAGTTCAATCAACGATATGCTCAAACAAAGCAAGCATTGGCCAAAGCAGTTGAAGAGGGTGATACTAATGCCCAGCTTAACTTCACTGAACAATTGGCTGATATGCGTGCTGCGATGCGCATAGCTGAAATGCAAAGGCAACAACAAACTGCCCAAGCAGTTTCACCAACAGTTGGGAGAGCCCAACAAGTCGCTCAACAGCCAGCACCTAAAAAAGCTATGGACTGGTGGGAGAAAAATCGTTGGTTTAATGCAAAAGGTTTTGAAAGGGAGACTGCTGCAGCAAGAGCAATTGATGTACAGTTAGACCTTGAAGGACACAACAAAGAATCGGACGATTATTACGAACTGTTAAATAATCGTTTACAAAAAGTATTTCCTGAGTTAAGATCAGGGGATGAAGAACCTAGTAAGCAGAGAGCAAAAAGCAGACAACCAGTATCACCCACTGCAGGTGGCTCACCATCTTACAAAGGGAACAGAGTTCGTATGACGCAAGATCAGTTAAGAATGGCTAGGGAACTCGGTATTAATGACGAAAAAGGATTGAAGCAATATTCTGCAGAGATCCAACGGCAACAAAGGAGATAACCATGTCAAATAATCGAAACGTTCGCGCATCAGAAACTCGTTCAGAAGTCCGTGCAGAAGAAGAAAGACCTGACACTGCTTGGACACCACCCTCATTGTTGGACGCTCCAACTCCTCGTCCTGGAATGGTTCAACGATGGATAGCTACCTCGATTCAGGGTAGAGAAACTCCAGACAATGTATATAAACGTATGCGTGCAGGCTGGAGTCCTCGTGCTGCTGATTCTGTGAAAGATAAGAGATACCCAACTATTAATCATGGGCAGTGGGCAGGTTCAATAGGTATTGAAGGAATGATTTTATGCGAAATGCCAGAAGGTAAATTCAAGAAGATGAAAGAATATTATCGAGGCAAGAGTGAAGATCAGAACGAAGCAATTCCAGGAGAACTTGATGCGATAGCAAGGACAGGAGGCATTCCTATTCATCAGGATAGGAAATCAACAAGCAGTCGTGGTCGGGATGTTTCCGTCATGGCTGATGATTAACTGCTAACTAAGGAAAGGTAGCGAAAAATGGCAAATACAAACTCGCCTTTTGGGTTCGTCCCAACTCGTCATCTTAGTGGTTTTGCTCCTCGTGCGAACAAGTACACTATCGGTACTGGTTATGCAACAACTATATTCAATGGAGACATGGTAGTTTTGGCTGCTGATGGTGAAATTGAACAAGCTGCTGCAACCAATACTAATAATGTTGGTGTATTCGCAGGAGTATCATACACTGCTAGTGATGGCTCATATGTTTACAGCGAAAAGTGGACAGCAAGTACAGCAGGAACGAATATCATAGCTTATGTTTATGATGATCCGTATACTGTGTACAAAGTCCAATCTGCTGGAACACCAGCCCAAACTAATATTGGTAATTGTGCTGATATTGTAGTAGGGAGTGGATCAACCACAACTGGACAATCAGGTGGATCAATAAGTGGCACAATGGCAGCAGGTACTGCACAGTGCAAAATTATCGGTCTGTACGATTCGCCAGAAAACTCAATGGCTCAATATGCTGTGATGGAGGTGCTTATAAATGAGCATGTCTTGAAGCAGACAGCTGGAATATAGGAGGGTATAAGATATGGCGATGAATAGAGCACAATTTGCAAAAATGCTCGAGCCAGGATTAAACACCCTGTTCGGCTTAGAGTATGATAGGTATCCACCAGAGTGGCAAGTGGCTTTTGACACAAACACTTCACAAAAGGCTTTTGAAGAAGATGTTCTTCTTGAAGGCTTTGGCAATGCCCCAGTCAAGAATGAAGGAGCAGCAGTTTCATATGATTCCGCATCACAAGGCTTTACAGCTAGGTATCAGCATGAGACAGTCGCTTTGGCATTCAGCATTACTGAGGAAGCTGAAGAAGATGGTCAATATGGGTCAATTGCTTCTCGTTACACAAAGGCACTTGCACGTTCAATGGCATCCACTAAGGAAATCAAAGCTGCAAATGTTCTGAATAATGCCTTTACAGGTTCAGGTGTAACTGGTGGTGATGGTAAAACATTGTGTGCAACTGACCACCCAACACGTGCTGGTGACCAGTCAAATACATTGGCAACTGCTGCAGACTTGTCTGAGACATCTCTTGAGCAAATGCTTATCCAGATCTCTGATATGAAAGATGATCGTGGTTTAAGGATTGCTGCTCAGGGAACAACTCTTGTAATTCCTACTGCTTACACATTCGTGGCAGAAAGATTGCTTGAGTCTCAGTTAAGGACTTCAACTTCTGACAATGATATCAACGCAATCAGATCTGGTGGTTATTTGCCACAAGGTTATCATGTGATGCGTCGTTTGACTGATTCAGATTCATTTTACATCTTGACTGATGTTCCTGATGGTCTGAAGCATTTTCAGCGATCACCTATTAAAAAAGGTGTTGAGGGTGACTTTGAAACTGGTAATGTCCGATATAAAGTGAGAGAAAGATATTCTTTCGGTTTCACTGATTGGAGAGGCATCTTCGGTTCTGAAGGAGCTGCATAAATTATAAACTTGAGGAGGGAGCAATCCCTCCTCTTTAACCTTGACAGTCACATGGTGTGGCTGACATTTGCCAAGACAAGGAGACAAATATGGGCAATTCAACTTTCTCAGGTCCAGTCAGATCCCAAGATGGATTTGATTCGATCGTTAAAAATTCTGTTGGTACAGTTACAAGTACAATGGCAATGGAAACTTATATAGCAACTATTACAGTTGCTAATGGTGCGACTACAGGTAAAGAATCTGCAATAGGCATTCCATCTAATTTTATTCCTATGGGTGTAACTATCGCAGTAACAACTGCTGCATCGAATGCTGTAAATTTACAAGACATCGGTACAGATTCAGACACAGATGGTTTTGTTGATGGCATTACAGTCGCAGTTAACTCAGTAGGATTCAAAGGCTTTTTCCCATGTAATGGTGTATTGGGAATGTCAGGTGGTGCAACTACAGCATCAACTGCGACTGCAGAAGCAACTGAGCTAGTCGTTTCAGGAGATCCTGGAGGAGATACAGTAATCGTCCTAAAGTTTTTTGGATTGTCAAGCACCTCTGACGCATCTTAATAGGAGGTAATTATGGCTGATATTGTATCAACAACTACAATAGCCGACAATCCTCGTGAAGCAGTTATAGCATTTCAATATCAGTATGTTGATACTGGTGATGAAGCTGGAGTACTAAAAATAGATGTCTCTGCCCTTGCAGCAAGCTCTGATGGAAAAGTTTGCACAGGTGTAAGGATATTAGAATGTTGGTGGGTTATTTCAGCTATGACAGTTGAGATTCTTGCTGATGCTAGTGCTGATGTTATGATGCTTCACTTAACAGAGGGTCAATCAGGTTATCAGGACTTTACATCATTTGGAGGTTTGCCATCTAGTAAAACTTATGGAACCAGCCCATCAGGAGACGTAAAATTTACAACTACTGGTGCTGGTGCTGTTGGCGATGCTTATCAAATAGTGTTAAGAGTCTCTAAAGATTATTAACAGTTGGGTGGTGAAAGCCACCCAATTTATTTTAGGAGCAAACATGGCTACATCAGGAACAGTTGCATTTAGACCAGATGTTGAGGAAATAATTGCAGAGTCTTTTGAACGCATAGGTATGGACTCTCAGACCTTAACAGGCTATCAATCTAAAGCAGCAAGGAGGAGTTTAAATTTATTATTCTCAGAATTTGCGAACAGGGGAATAAATTATTGGACAGTGCAGAATAATACTTTGACTTTGGTTAAAGACCAGTCAACACCTTATACGTTGCCAGTCGGCACTATTGATTTAATGGATGTTGTTATAAGAGAAAACAATACAGACACAGTTGTCCAAAGAGTAAGTATATCAGAATACAATCAACTACCAAATAAAACATCATCAGGCAAACCAAGTCAATACATGCTTGATAAACAATACACACCAAAATTATATCTTTGGCAAGTCCCAGACACAGCTAACTACAGTTTGGTTTATTGGTCAGTAAATCAAGTCGAGGATATAACAGCCAGTAATCAAGATGCTGATGTTCCTTATAGGTGGTCTGATACTATTTGTGCAGGCTTAGCAAGTAAGTTGTCAATGAAGTATATGCCTGATAAATTTAATTTGCTTAATCAAGTTTATGAAAGAGCATTCGAATTTGCTGCTTCAACAGATAATGATGGGGTGAGTATGCGAATCCGACCAACAGGACTTAATCTGGGATAATGGCAGTAAGAAGAGCAACAGGCAAAAAATCAGTAGCGATAAGTGATCGTTCTGGTTTTAAAGTTCCTTACAAGTCGTTAAAAACGACGTGGGATGGTCTGCGTGTTGAGCCAGAGGAATATGAACCGAAACATCCTCAACTGACTCCTGCACGCAACGTTGTTGATGCAACTGCTCTTTTTGACCCAAGACCTGACAATGATCCTGAAAATGTAGAAATAATGTATGGGTTCTCTTTTGACCCATTTATAGACAGGAGTCAAAGACCACCAGTAGGCATACCAGCTTTTGGCAGGACAGGCTTTTCTACAATAATTATGGATTCTAATGTAACGGAAACAGGAGTTGCTGCCACTGGTGCGATAGGCACATTCACTTTATTTATAAGCCTTGATGCTGTTGTAACAGGAGTCGCAGGAACAGGAGCCATAGGCACTGAAACAATTGAGTTAAATGCAACACCATCCTCAGCCATAGGAACAGGAGCCATAGGAACTTCAGCAGGTCAGTCTGAAGTAGGAGAATCAGGAGTCGCAGCCACTGGTGCCATAGGCACTGAAGCAATTGAACTGGCAGTCGAAGAAACAGGAGTCGCAGCAACAGGAAACACTGAAGGATTTGGCGTATCAGGAAATGGCAATATTATGTTGACTGTTACTGGAATATCAGGTATAGCTAGTGTAGGTAATGTTGGCGAAGAAGTCGCAGTTGCTGAGGTTATAGAAACAGGACTCGCAGGAACAGGAGCTATAGGAACTATATCCATAGAAGTAAATTTTGCTTGGGGTGAGTCAACCTTCGGAACTGGAACTTGGGGCAGATAATGAATTATACAGAATTGAAAACAAAAATTCAAAATTTTATGGAAGACGATTCTACAGAACTTAGCACATCACTTGACACTATAATAAATCAAGCTGAAGATATGATATTCTCAAGATTACCAAGTTTGCCTTGTTACAGGAAAACATCAACAGGGAATTTAGTAGCAGGGACTGTTGATTATGATGTGGCGACAGCTAGAATGATTCGTCAATTTTCAATAACAAATTCTAATAATGTAGAATATCTGGATCACAGGATTGATTCTTATATTCGTGATTATTGGCCAAACTCAGCAACTCAAGGCAAACCAAGGATGTATGCTACAAAAGATGCTGATGCGACCAATGGCATAACAGTAAGTTTGGCACCAACACCAGACTCTGCTTA